GCCATCATATATGGCCAAGGGGTTTTAATCCAATTGGGTACTTTAAATTGCCAATACATTATGTACCAATGTAAAAAAGAACCAAAGGTAAAAAGTGTAAAGGAATAAAATAAATTTAATAATTGTGTTTTATTCATGATATTAAATTTTATATTCGTTGGTTTTTATTTTTTTTAAATCATCTTTTTTTATGATAATTAAATTATTAACTACTTTCCATTTACATCTATCACGTTCTCTTTCAAAACCTTTGACTTCAATATATCTATTTAATTCTATTAGAAAAAAATCGGGAAAATAAAGATGAATTGAATTATTCCACTCATATTCAAATGGTTTTATTTTATTTGTCCATTTGATGTCATTTCTATCTAACCATTTTGCTACTTCCAATTCCCACGTTCCTTTTAATTTAAATCCATTATATTCTATTATTGGTGTCCTACCACTAACATTTGATGCCGTATAACTTTCAGGATTTTCTAACACCGCTTTTCTCATTGCAATTTTTAATTTATCTTTTTGTTCGTTTGTCAGTTGTCTACCTTTACTTGCTTTACTTATTTTATTTTTAGTTTCCTCACTAACCACAACAATATAACCGTTTTCTTTTGCTTTAATATGTTGGTTTGATACTTTAGCTAATCCCATACTCACCCTTTCTTTCCATTTAGAAAGATTAAGATAAGATGGTAAAATTTGTCTATTTGGATTTAATTTACAGAGTCTTTGATGATTTCGTAAACTATTATCATTTTTACATATTTTTTTACAATATACACATTCCATGTTTTATTATTTAATTACATATAAATATAATAAAATTAAAAAAACGGAGTAGGTGGGTTTAACCATTTAAATAATTATTGTGGACCAGGGGAGTTACGATATCCCGACCTTCGAATTATGAGTTCGCTGCTCTTCCTCTGAGCTACAAGTCCATATCGTTTAATATAACGATAAAATCTGTTATCGTATGTTTCAACGATAATGTGATTCCGGAGGGATTCGAACCCCCAACTATTTCCTTAGAAGGGAAATGCTCTTCCATTTGAACTACGGAACCGATAATGACACTATCGTCTTTGAAAGTTTTATTTAATCGTTATGCCTGACGGCTAATAATTTTACTCTCAAGTTTATCTAAACGTGAATCTAATGTTCTATAAACATCATTGATTACATTTTCACGTTCTCTGTTTTGTGTTTCAATTTCAAGACCCATAACGGTATGAATTGATTCAATTTCTTTGTTTAGTTTATTCACCCTAACAAAGGCCATGACCGCAACTACCGCAACTGCGATAACCACAACCATAGACATTCCTAAAATAAAAGATAGTATATCCATAATTTATATAATATCAAAGAACGATAGTGTCAAAGAACATTTTCACCACCTATGTGATGAACTGTTTAGCAAATATATGTAAAAGTTTGATTAAAACAAAAAACCCGAACAATTTTTAAGTTGTCCGGGTCTTTTTATTTTTGGTTTTTTTTAGAAATTAATCGTCGATAATTTATAAGTTATACCAAGACCCGGTGTAAAACTTGAGCCAACAAGATTACCTATAACCCATATTTTCAGTCCTTCTGATTTTAATGGGGCATAACCAATAAAAACATTAGGTTTGTTGACATTACCAACAGGTTGGATACCTGCACCCAACATAAGTTTCTCACTGGCAAACATACGAATAACACCGAACTTCATTGTTTTATCGAAACTACCGGTTGATGGGCTAACCATAGGGTCAGCGTCATATTTGAAACCAACATATGCTCCCCATCCTTTTTTGATGTAACCACCTGTTAAGTAACCATCCATACCCTTATTAGTTGCGGAACCAAATAATTCCTGTGCGTTTGAGGCAAAGCTTATTCCGAGCATTGCGACAACAAATAATATTTTTTTCATAATTGTTTTTATTAATAAATATCTTATTTTTTTAAAGTGTCTGAATCTTAGGTGGTAACTTATCCAAAGAGTCTTTTTCAATGATTAGTTTTAACACTTTAATTTTCTTTTTAGTTGATGTTAAATCTAATTTTGCCTTAGCTAATTTATCTTCAGATTTTTTATCTTTTAACCATTTAGACGCAAAATCTGTTTTACTATCGGCATTTACGTCTTCCCACATTTGTTTGTACTCTAACGCTTTTATCTCAGCCTTAAGTTTATATTCCAACATTAATTCATTACTTAATTTTTGTTGATAAAAAACCATATCTTGATTTGGCGATGGTCCACCAACCGCAAGTCCAAGCATAATTAAAAGTTCTTTTAAATCTAACATATATTTTTTATTATAAATATAAAAATACTGAAAATCAAGTCTTTATCTTTTTTTTAATGGTTGGACTTGTCTAAAATAGTATTGATTTCTTAAATGGTAACCGTTAATTCCCATTCTATGGTTCGGTCGTAAATTTCTATTCCGTGGATAAAATCTACCGGTTTCTCTTACATAAGTAAAACAACCACTCAAAGTTATCATGATAATCAATAATGCGATTGTCTTTTTCATATTAATAAATATTACATAAAACCATCTTCACACCAGATGGGAGTTTTATCACCCACATAAGCACCCCTGACATTAAAGTCAAAATACTCAATGGCTTCTTCTAATGACATCTCTTCATTTGTAACTAATATCTCAAGACATTTGGTTACAGAATAAATTAATCTCATTGATGGTTCTTCAACACCAATTACGGCTTCATCGAATCCGTCAGCTTTAAGAAATTCTTCTTCCTCAAAGTATTCTAATAGTTGTTCTAACATTATATTAAATTTATGTGTACTCCGCACGGGGCTCGAACCCGTAATCTTCACCGTGAAAGGGTGACGACTTAACCAATTTGTCCAGCGGAGCATTTAAATAATCTAATCACGTTTGGTGTCATAAGAATCTGAATCTTATATTAATCCCTATTAGGGGACTGTATTAGTTATACGATACACCTCACGTAATCAAACTTTTTTAATTTAATTTCTATGTTGGCGGCTACATTTCTTCAACTAATTTATAACTAAAATTGTTTAAGTAAAACAAAATTATTTAATAAAAACCACCAGAACTTAAATTAAAAAATTAACAAGTTTTTTGTTCCCTTTAGAACATCATAACCGGTTTTTACACCGGCGGTTACATTTTCGTATTGGGTTAATTACTCCCCACTTATAGTAACTCTACCCTCACCGCTCTAATATCGCGCACTCAAGACGGTTATTTAGGACTTATATACCGTGGGGTCACACCACAGTCGTCACTTGTTGGAACAAATATATCATAAGTTTTTTAAATAAAAAAATAAAGATAAAAAAACTATATTATTTTGGGGGTTAGTATTCTACCTAATACCCAATTTTCAGGTATTGTATTCCCATTTTTTAATTTTTTGTTTTCAATACCGTTGGTTATCCAACAAGTACCAAATTGAGAATTGAGATTTCCCTTTTGTTTTATTGAGTTAGCTTCACCGATTTTCTTTTTTGATTCGTCTCTATGGTGTTTACCTTCAAAACTTTTATTACCTCTTATTTTGTCTAAACACCTTTCTCGATATTCAATATCAGTTTTCATTTTATGTAAATGAATTTCTCGATATTTTTCTAATCTTGGCAATGCTGACATACCGCCCGCATGAAGAAATTTACGTTTATGCTCTTCACCGCTTAATCCACCACCGCCACCGGGTTGTAAATTCATCGAATTAGGGTCATTTAAAATATCTTCATTTATTATTTCTTTTTCTCTTTTAATCAATTCTTCTTTAGTTGATAAAAATTCTAATATTTCCGTTTTAAAATTTTGTTTGCCGTACTTTATAATTGAGCGCTTTAAGTGTGTTCCGCTACCAATGTAACCATCATTAAGATTATCGGTAGAATGCATTCCAATATAGTACTTACCATTTATTACGTTTATTGTTTTATAAATGTAGTAATATTGATATATTTTTTTTGACATAAATCAAAATATACATAATAAAAAACAAAATACAAAATCTATAATAATTAATAATGTTTTAACACAATTGGTATTTTTTTAATTTCTTAAAGTGATTTGGTACATATTTATAGAATATGAAAAAAGTACCTCTCTCCACTTTTTTGATACTGGTACTATGTGTACTAATATCTGGTTTTAGTACAGTTGCTCAGACTGTCTGTGTATCAAATGTTGACAATAAAATTAAAATAGGAAAGTTTACCGGCAATAGAAATTTTGCTTTCGGGGTAAAAAATATTTTTCAAGAAATATTACAAGATAAAAATTTGGACATTGTGGAAAGTCCTGAATCTGCCGATTACACAATCAGTGCAGAGATTCTATACTTTGATGTTAATAGAACAAAACGTAACATATCCGTATTTCATTCAGACGTTGAGGAAACATTGGTTGTTATTCGTGGGGTGATAAAAAACAAAGAAGGAAAGAAGATAAAAGAATATGTGGCTGAAGAATCCAGTACGGAAGTTTCAACATCAACAATAATAACCGGTGAGGCGAGTGACAAAATAAATCAACAAGCACTATCGTCTTCAATTAAAAAAACATGTCAAACATTAATTAACAAATTAACAGAAAAACTATGAAAAAACTATTAGTATCTCTCTCATTAATACTGATGTCTTTGACATCATTTGGTCAATTGATTATTAACCAAGAAGTAACTAACTCTAAACCTTATAGGGTTGGTGATACACTAACTGTAAGATATAACGTTGTCAAAGGGACCACTAACCCTAGATACCTTTGGATGCGTTATCAATACTCAAACAAACACTTACAAAAATTAGGTGCTACTGTATTCTCACAAGGACAGACCGCACAAAACTTTGAAGCAACTTGGCCAAACTATATGTTTACACAAAATCCTGTAATTGGAGTTGGTGAGTTGGATAAACAATATGGTTCAACACCTTGGAACTATACCGCAAACAACGATTGGATAGCAAAGCAATTTACAACACAAAGAGCTGATGCGGTAATTGATGGTTTATGGGCAACTGAGAAGTTTATCTTATTAGAAAACTCAACATATCAAGGAATACACAAATTGGATTTAGCAACAGCAAACGGAACAAATGATGCGGCAATCACACCAATTGGTTCTCAAGTTCTTCAATTATCATTTGCAGATGCGGATGTAAAACACGTTTCCGCATTTAGAGTAAAGGTAGCATACCCAACTAATTTTGATGTTACTTCATTATCCGTTCTAATTCAACCGTTGAATACAAATGGAACTACTAATTTTACGGCACCACAGATAGCAAAAAAACCATTGAATTCAGCGGGAATTGCTGATTTTGAACAATTTAATATTGGTGATAAATTTGGGGTATATATTGTTCCAACTACGGGAGCTTCTTACTTAAATAATGTAGTAACTGTTACCGATGCTTATAGAGCATTTTTGGCAGTAACCGATGTTGGATTAAATGGTACATCATCTGTATTTCAATATCCCACAATAGAAAGGGCAATTGGTAATGTAACAATTGGTGATGGTGATTTTAACAACAATGATGCTTACTATCTATTTGCACATATTTTAGGACAAGATGTTGCTTCAAAAGCAAATATAACAAGACAAGGAGCAAACCCATTACAATTTATATCTGTAAAACAATCTGCGTTTCCAACTTTTGCGGCTGCAGCAACCAACAATTCTGTTACTATAGCATCGGCAAATCAAACGGAATTATTCTCATATGCGTTTAGTGGTGACTTAGACTTCTCTCACTCATCTAATCCGGGTAATCCAATAGTAAATAGTGTGGGTGGGCAAGGAACAATGAATAGAACAATAGCAAATAAAGGGATATATTCAAATCAATTAGTGGGAACTGCAACATTGAGTTTATCATCTAAAATTGAAAATAATAAAGTTATATTAAGTGGTAATTTATCACAAGAAGGATTAGCGGGTTTGGAAGTCATAATGAAATATGACAATTCTAAATTAACATTAGATGGTATTGTATTTGATGCGGGTGCGTCAATAACTAACTTCTCAACAGATAAAGATGGTAGATTAACATTTGGTTCTATGGACCAAATTAATAAAGCAAGAATCAAAACCGGTACACCTTACAAATTAACTTTTACGTCAAACGTTCCATTAACTAATACGGCGGGTTTATTCTACACTGAATTGGCGGATGCTGTTGATGGAAAAGGAAATAAGATTGGATTAAATGTGGAGTAATGAGAAAACTGCTTGTTGTAATATTAATATTATTATCCGGTAGTATATCCATAGCACAATCCATTACACAACCTGCTGCTAGAAAGTTTGAATTAAACGTAAGTGGGCAGGCGTGTAGTGGATTTGTTTTGAATGGATTTACATCTACTGATGTATTATTGGCATCGATAGGGTTTATCAATCCACCGGCAGGTACAACATTCAATTTAACCACAACAACGGGATTATCACCCGCATCAGGATTTACTTTAAGTGGTAATAAAAGTAAATTAGTTTTTACGGGTACAATGGCAAACATAAACAATGCATTGGCAACCTTAAAAATAAATACGGGTGCAACTGCAGGTAGTGTTCAAGTATCGGTTTCTGCAACTATAAATCCAACGGGTTTTTATTATAATCCAATCAATGGACACTTTTACAAACCTGTAACATTAGGAGATACATATACAGGAGCAAGAGCAGCATCGTTATTATCAACATTCAAAGGGCAAAGAGGTTATTTGGTAACAATTACTTCTGCCGATGAAAATTCTTTTATATTTGTTAATGTTCCCCAAGCTAACATATGGTTTGCAGCAACCGATGAAGTAACCGATGGAACTTGGGTAATTGATGCAGGACCTGAAAAAGGAACCGTAATGAAAACATCGAATGGGCAAACTGCCGGAAACAGACCTGGTGTATATAACAACTGGGCAGGTGGTGAACCCAATGGATACAATCATAGTGAGGATTATGCGGTAACAAACTGGAGTGGTCAATCAACGTGGAATGATTTATCAAACAATTGGAATAATCCCTATATAATTGAATATGGAACTTGGAGTAATCCCGATTCACAAACATTTACTGATTTCTATTCAGCAAATGTAATAAATCCCATAGATGTTCCATCATCAAAAGTTAATTTTTATTTTGGTGGTAATATAAATCCATCTCAATGGTCTATAAAAGCATATACCGCAAATGGTGTAACTCCTGTTAGTACAACCACGGGTTTAACCTTGGGAACAAATGGCAGTGTAGTTAATACGAGTGATTTTGTTAAAAGTAAAACCGATATGTTTATATACCTATCTAAACTATCATCAACCACATTAACAAATCTATATGGAAGTGTACTAACAATTGGCGATGCTTATTTGGCATTTCAAGAGTTATCCGATAGGGGATTGACCGGAACTGAAAGTAAAGCATTTACAAGTGGAGTACAATTCTTAAACGGAGATGTTGATGGTAATAATGTATTTAACGAAATAGACTCATATAAAATACTACAACACGTAATCGGCGGTACTCAAATAGTTTCTACTTGGAGTGAAAGTGATTTATTTAGATTTGTAAAAAAATCTACGTTTGATGGTATAACCAAATCAAATTGGGCAACAACAAATACACCATATTCGGCAATTTATCCTTTGGCGGTTAACGCAACTATAAATGATTATGTGTACGATGTGGTGGTGGCATTAAAGGGTGATGTAAACCTTTCACATACAATAGCACAAAATACACCGGCGACTCAAAGTACAAATCGCGCCATGAGTTTAACCACACCAATGGAAGTATCTACATACGTATTAAGTGAAATGATAGATGGTAAAGTTGTGGTTACTATCAAAGTTAATACATTGGGACAATTACTAAAAGGGATTCAGTTAAAGTTAAACTATGATGGTGATATTTTAAAGTACGAAAGTACCGAATATACAACTTCAGGTAATCCTATAAATTTTTCAAATGATATTGGTAACTACATAAGTTTTGGTTCTTTGATATATAATAGTAATGGACTATTAAATAATAATACAGAATATAAATTAATATTTACACCAAAAGAAACCATAACAAATACAATTGGATTAACATCTATCGAAGGAATCGACGCTATAAATGTGGGCGGCTCAACTCTTAAAATTAAAAACTTATAATGAAAAAGTTAATACTCATATTATTATTACTTTGTGTTGGATTTGCATCAAACGCTCAGATACAAGTACCTGACACATTACAACTATCACCAAAAGAATTGTTTGGAGAAAGTAGTGATTGGAACAATGTGGGTATATTACAATCCTATGTTAATTTTTCAAAAGATATACTTTCATCATCAAACCTTTCGGTAGGTATTATTGGAAGACAGGTATCTACAACCCTTAATTTGGGGTACAATAAATCATCTTTGAATGGTCAATGGGGAAATACATTTGCAGTATCAATAAACCCTATATGGAAGTATTATGGTGCGGGTTATGGTTTAAGTAAAAATATAGAAAAAAGAACAACCACATTACAATCATTTTATTCGACCGATTTTGATTTTCAAAAAGATATTACATTATCATTTATAGATGTATTCCGAACTAAAAAATGGGGAACATTTGGATATAGTTTAACTGCATCAAAAACATTTTGGGGACAATCCGAAGGTGAGTGGGAAGGAAAATATACAGTAGATGCGGATGGTAATTTTTTAGATTTAATATACCCAATAGAACCTGCAGCGTCTGAACTTACTTATAGAGGTATGGCGATGTACACATATACATTGAAAACAAAGAGAGTGAACATATCACCACAGATATTTGCAATGAGTGATATATACAAAGTATTCAAAAATGGTGGTACATCCGATTTTTCATACTTTGATGACTTCAATTTGGACTTATATTATGGAGTATCTATGGATTGGAAAATAACTAAAAGATTTGTATTAAACACTAATATCAGATATAATACAACTTGGGATAAATTAAGTGAATCGGTTGGATATAAAAAGAGTAACCCAATTCTATTTATGATAGGAACAAACTTTCAATTTTAATGAAAAATATTAAAATTATTTTTTTATGTTTTATGGTTGGTTTTGTGATTTCTTGTCAAAACGAGGATATAGTGGAACCGCAAATAATTGATATTTTCAAAGTAGAACAATCCACCTTATCAAACAAAAGTGAAATTCGTTTTAATGTAGAAAAAGAGGGAGTGTATATTATAACAATGATAGATAAAAACACCAATCAAGTTATTAGCAGAGAAAAAATAAAATGTGTTATAGGGAATAATAATATAAAAATTTACGCAAAAACAATACCTAGCCGATATTTATATTTAAGGTTGGAGGATAGTTTTAATAATCAATTAGGTAATACAATAATAACAATAAAATAAAAAAAACAAAAAAAATGAAAAAAGTAATTGGATTCTTGATGGTAGTTTTAACAGTAATTAGCTGTAATAGTGAAGACATGTTAGTACCGGCACCAACCGAAGTAACTGAAAAATTACAAATAATGGGTAACGTAGGAATTAAAGTGGAAACACCATTCGTAAAAGAAGAAGTGGCAATGAACGTAAAAACCGAAAATGCCGGTACATATGTAGTAAAGATATTAAACATTGCAAATAAGTCAGTATCAAAAGAAGAGGTAACAATAAAAGCAGGAAACAATCTATTAAAGATTTACACAAAAGCTTTACCATCTTCAGCATATAGAATTGGTCTATTCGATTTAGAGGGAAACTTACTTGGAATATCAGATTTTAATAAATTATAAAATAAACTAAAAAAACAAAAAAAGATTATGTCAGAAGAATCACAAAATGAAGGAACAATGTCAGGATTGGTAAAAACACTAATCGGGACAGTTGGCACGATAGTAACGGCAGGAGGAGCTTGGTTAGGTTCTCAAATGTTCGGTGGTGGTGACCAACCGGCAGCGGCACCTGCAGCGGCACCCGTAATAAACATTACTCAAAATCAAGCACAACAACAATCTGCGGGTAAAACTGTAATCATCAACAAAGGTGGTGGACAAGCTGCGCCTGCTCAAGCTACAGCACCAAAACCTAAGAAAAAGGAAGGTGATGAGTTTAAGGAAGAAGCACCTAAGTGGTAATTTAATAAAAACATAATATGGGACAACAACAAGAAAACACGGGATTTAGAGACCTTCTAAACCAGATGATGACTCGCAGATGGAACATGACACTTATTGTGTTGCTAACATTTATGGGTACGGTATTTGGTATCGGTGGAGCTATTGTACTTAAAGCAGAAATTAATGGAGCTTGGAAAGAATTACTATTATTATTACTTGGAGCCTTTATTGGTTCTTATGGTAAGATTGTAGATTATTGGTTCTCAGATACAGATAAAGATAAAATGTTAGTTCAAAAGATGGACGAAGAAGACGGTATATCACTTTCAAACACCAACGATAAAGATGGTGAAAGTAAAGCAGCTTATAGTCCAATCGTACCAGAATCATTTACAGAAGCAATATCAAATTCACAGTTTGAAAATGAGACTGAATTTATACCCACAGTATCAAAATCGGAAGAAAAACAAACCAAAGTAGGTGTTGAAGTCGATGAAGATGGTGACGGTAAAATGGATGGTTTAGATTTTAATGGTGATGGAGTAATTGACGAGTATTTTGACCACCGTAATTGTCAACACGTATGGGGTGACTCAGATGGTGACGGTGATGAAGAATGTCTAATTTGTGGTAAGATAAAAGATATCGATACCACAGATATGGAAGGGTAATAAATAAACAAACACAAAACACAAATAATATGAAATTCAAAGAATGGGTAATTGAAATCTTTAAAGATGAAAGAGGTTCAATTTCAGTAAAACCGGTAATCGCAATGATTGGTGCATTATTTTTATGCGTTACGATGACGTTAAATTCATTTTCTCACGCAGATTTTGCACCGTCACCTGAATTGGTGAATGCGGTGATGTTGATAACAGGCATTGGGATGGGTGCCGACACCTTGGATAAGTTCTCACACAAAAAGAAAGAGGACGAAATGGAGGGTTAATAAGAAGGGAGATTTATTCTCCCTTTTTTGATATTTATTAGTAAAACAAATTATAAAAATGTCAGAAGAGCAAAAACAAGAAAACGAAGAGAACGGACCCGAGATTGGTTTTAATACCGGTGGTGGTCAAATAACCGCAGAACCTCAAGAAACTGTAAGTGTTGAGGATGAAGTTTCAGTAAGTGCTGAAATTGAAGGTATAACTTTAACTGCCGAAGCAAGTGCTGAAGCACACGCAAGTGCGGGTGTTGAAGTTACTGATACATCAGTTGCAGCGACTGCTGAAGTTGGTGTTAGTGCCGAAGCTGGTGTTGGTGCCGAAACAACAATTGGTGATGTTGACATTGAAGCGGAAGCTCATGTAAGTGCAGAAGCTGAGGCGTCAGCCAATGCAAGTGCCGGATGGGATGGACATAACGCAAGTGTTACTGCAGAAGTGGAAGCAGGTGCAAGTGTTGAAGCGGGTGCAAGTGTTAGTGTTGAGGTTGATGGGGTTACAATTACACAAGAAGGTCACGCAGGTGCTGAAGCTGAAGCATACGCAGGTGGAAGTGCTCAAATCGGTGAAGATGGTGCAAGTGTACATGCGGGAGCGATTGCGGGTGTTAGTGTAGGTGCGGGTGGTTCGACAGGTGCATATGACGAAAGTGGTAACGGTGGAAGTGTAGGTGCTGAAGTTAGTATTGGAGCACAAGTTGGTGGTGAGGTTGAGGGTGGTGCAACTATGGAAGACGGTGTTGCTACAATTGATATTAGTGGTGAAGTAGCGTTAATCGCAGGTGTTGAAATTGATTTGAGTGTTAGTGTTGATACTAAACCAATACAAGAAGCGGCAGTGGATGCATATGAAGAAAGTGAAAAATTAGCTATACAAGCGGCCGAGGAAGCTGAAAGAATTGCACAAGAACAAGCTGCTGTTGCACAACAAGCGTTAGAAGACGCAGCAAGAGAAGCCGATAGAATTGCTCAAGAACAAGCTGCTGTTGCACAACAAGCATTAGAAGAAGCGGCAAGAGAAGCTGATAGAATTGCAAGAGAACAAGCTGCGGCAGCACAAAGAGCTGCAGAAGACGCAGCAAGGGAAGTAGATAGAATTGCAAGAGAACAAGCTGCGGCGGCGCAAAGAGCAGCAGAAGATGCGGCAAGAGCAACACAGAAAGCTGCTGAAGATGCAGCAAGAGAAGCTGAAAGAATTGCAAAAGATGTGGGTAGAAAAATGGACCCACGTAGATGGTTCTAAAATAAAAAAATATAAATAAGTTTATTTTTATTCTTATTTAGGTAGTATTACTACCATTTTCACACATAGATTGTTTAGAAAATTGAAAAAAATATATGAAAAAATTATTAGTATTCTTGTTTGGTGTTTTACTAAGCAATGTTGTGGTCGCTCAAACTGTGGGTTCCACAAAGACAGAACAATATAAAGCATCGTTTGAAACCGCAATTGACATTTCAAAATATATGGACTATGAAGGACCACAAATTCCTATTCAAATATTAAAATGTGGTATATCCGATGAAATGTATGAAATGTATCCTGAGTTAAAGGAGAAAAGAGTTGGTCTTGGTGTTGCCAATATTTCAATGGAATATTTGGAAAATCTTAATCGTTTTAAATTTACCGAAGATAAAACGGAAATTAAGAATCGTATGGTGAAGCAATTTCAAGCATCTCAAGCAGGTATATCAGAAAACAAATTAGATGGTAGAGGTAAAATTAACTTGGCAAAATACTTTGTAACAATTGAATGTTATGATTATTCTGTAAGTGAAGATGAGACTATCAATCTAAAAGATGGTGTTAAGAATATGATGGTTACTCGTTTGGGTCTTCAAGTTAGATTTACTGACGCAGAAACGGGTGTTGTATTTGGGGCATCAGGATTAGGTGAAGCTAAAACAGTTAGAGAATTAACATTATTATCTGACGCAACAGTTGACCCGGTTAAATTTAATCAATCGACAATTTCAATTTCAACAAAGAAAGCACTTGATATTGCATGTGCAAGAATTTTAGATAGAATGATTAAGAAAGGGATTTTTACAAAGTAACATGAAAGTAATTATATTAACAGAATCACAGGTTGACCGTTTAATATCTGAGCAGATATTATTACCTGGAATTTTTGGTGGTAGTGAAGTACAAAAAACGGCAATAAAAGCTACCGCACAATATCTTAATATGGACCCACATACACGTAATGCGATATTGAGCATTGGTGCCTATTTTATACCATATGTTGGTCCCGCATTATCCACGGGTATTCAGGCGTACGATGCGTCACTATATTTAAAAGAAGGTAAAAATAAAGAGGCGGGATTAACATTATTTTTAATGTGTTTACCTTTAATTGGTTCTGTTGTTCAAAAAATTCCAGGTGTAAAACAATTGGGTACAAAAGGAATGTCATTATTATCTAAAAAGATTATAAGTAATGGTGCATTATCGCCATTAGAAAATAGTGTTGTATCATCAATTAAATCTAATACAAAGTTAATAGATATTGCAAAACAGCAAATAAATAGTAGATTAGCCAATGCCGGTTATGATGCAATTGCGAGTGCTAAAAAATAAATAAAAATAATGGAAAAATTATATAAAGTATTATCGGGTGCAACATTAACTTTCATTTTATGTGCGTTAATTTTTGATGGTGTTATGATTTACACTCATTTTTTTAATGAGGAATTAAATAATACTATTATCAATAACATAGATAAAGTAATATATTAATGATTGAAAAAGTTAAGAAATTTTTTAAGTGTATTATTCATATTTTGTCTAGCTTCCAAGGCTAACGGGCAAACATTTACACAAACGTTTGTGGATAAATGTAGCGGTGAGATAAAAATAGCCACAACCACATATGTCAATGGAAGCGCATACGTATCTTTTTATGACCAAATGAGAGTGTTTACCCCCGCGGAAGTAACAAGCGGAGTCATGCAAATTTGGTTGCAATCGGTTTATATTGCATATTCAACAACGGGTTGTCCAACAAATCAGGTTGTACAGCAAACGGTTCAACAAACAGTTAATCAGGCAGTAGCTGCTGCCGCTCAACAAGCGGCAACGCAGGCGGCAAGTGCAGCCGCGGCTCAAGCAGCAAGTGCGGCAGCTAGTAATGCTGCATCATCTGCCGCAAGTAGTGCGGCGTCATCCGCAGCAAGCAACGCTGCATCATCCGCAGCAAGCGGTGCAGCATCGTCAGCAGCAAGTGGTGCAGCTAGTTCGGCAGCAAGTAGTGCGGCAAGTTCGTCAGCTTCATCTGCGGCAGGTAGTTCAGCAAGTTCGGCAGCATCATCTGCAGCAACACCACCACCTGCGGCGACTCCATCATCGTCGAGTAGCTCATCGGCACCGGCGCCATCATCGTCTAACAGTAGTGGTTCATCGTCGGGTTCTTCAGATAATAAAAGCACTTCTTCATCATCATCTTCTGAAAGTAAATCTGAGACTAAGAGTGAAACCAAATCGGAAAGTAAATCAGAATCAAAATCTGAGAGTAAATCAGAGGAAAAGAAAGAAGAGTCTAAATCAGAATCTAAAAAAGAAGAAAAGAAAGAGGAGTCCAAAGAAGAAAAAAAGGAAGAAAAGAAAGAGGAGAAAAAAGAAGAAAAGAAAAAAGAATCAAAGCAAGCCCCAATAAATCCATTACTAATAGCTTCTGATTTATCAGCCGTACAGACATCGAGTGACCAATGGTCAGCAATTTTGTCAATTGGTGTGAGTCGTTCTTCATTGATGGGTGATAAAAGTTATTCATTAAATTCAATGACTTGGAGTAATCTTAAACAATTTGCATTGAGTGGTGGTATAACCAAAATGAATTTAGACGATAAGGGGTCGTTAACTTCTATCAATTCATACTCATTAACTACAGCTTATTTATCTGGTAGTTTAATGGCTTTAGGTGGATTTACCAAAATTACGCCAAATCCTAAATTGGGAACTTATGGTTATAATTTGGGTTTAGTTACATTATTATTACAAAATACCGAAGGTGGATATGATGTTAGTTTGAGTAATTCATCTGTTGTATTTTGGACTAAACCATATCCACAAAGTAAGAAACTGACATTATCACCACAAATATTTGTAATTCCTCCTGGAATGAATGTTAACACTAAAACGGGTGAAGTAACTTATGGTAACAGTATCGGTGTATTAGCGGGTACTTCTGTTGATTATAAAATAAGTAAAAGGTTTGGTTTTAGCTTTAACTATAAAATTAACGCATCAACGGCACTTGGAGCGCCCGCATTAAGTAATTTCTTGATAGGCTCAAGAATGATGCTTTAAGATATCACCTCTTTATCAACCTTTAATGGTTGTGTGTGTTGCCTTTGTCTTTTAGAGCCGTACTCGGTTGTCATTTTAGAAATTGTGGCACCTAATGAACCACACATAAGAAATAAGATTAATACTAATTGTAACATAATAATTGTGTTTTTTTTATATAAGTATTGTAAAAGTACAAAAAATATATTAAAAAACAAAGAAAAATAGGATTTTATTGATAAGTTAAAAAAGGTTCTTTATATAATACAATTATTATTTTGGCATAATTTAATTATTTATTTTAATACTACTATTGGAAACGTAATATGTTTTTCTTCCATTTTATTTATTATTTCTTCCCAATTTGGATAAACATCTAAAATTATATTTATATGTTCGTATTTATTAAAATCTTCTTCCAATATATGTGTTTCAGTTAAGTCACCGTTTTCTATTATCGCAACACCAAATAATTTACTTTCAATTAATTCAGAATTTTCGGAATTATTTAAATAAGTTTCAAATGCTTCTAATTTTAGTTCCATAATATTGTTTTTTATATAAATATCAACTATGTATCAAAAAGAAGAAAAAAATAAAAAAAATCCCCACAACTAAAAGTCGTAGGGATTCTAAAATTTTATATTAATTAATTAATTAATATGATTGAATTGTACCTCTCTCCTGATACTTTAATAATATATGTAATTATTTTTTAATTGTCAACTCCTGATATAATTTTCTTACATCATCACAAATTTCATATTCTTCAATTCCCTCAAAATAAGGAATGATATCTCTTGATAATACGATAGTGTCACTCTTATTAAATTTAAATTCGGTATCCCATTCTAAACCATGAATAATTGCTTGAATATATAGTGATAGCACCCTTTTCTTACCATCAATGGTAAATCCTTTGAATACCTCAATAATGTTCTCGTATATTGGTCTTTTGTTTATTGTATAAAAATCGGTAAAGTCTTCATACTCGCCTTTTATGTACATTTTTCTGAATGGTGTTCTTGTTGTCCCTTTGTAAGCCATTTTTTCCATTATTATAAATTTTTTAAAACCCAACTTGAGAACTTTTTGTGTCCTGAGGATTTAAGATGAATGCCGTCTCCTGAATCTTGATATGTTACCGTTGTGTCCATGGGTACGATTTTACAACCGGTCAATCTTTCTTGCATTTTATTTTGTAATTTAACGTATCTATCACGACATACTTTAGTTACATTATCTGCATATACGGTTTTTCTAATAACCTTATTGGGGTCATAACCGACAATAACAATAACTTCCATTTCATATAAGTTACCTAAGTCAACCATTGATTGTATATTATTGATTGTAGTAGACTCTTTTGTGCTCGCAAATGAATCGTTGATACCGCCATATATAACAAGTGTATTATGGTGTGGACCATTTTTCAAATAATTATCTAAAGTTTTTAACATCCAATCGGTTCTTTTACCTCCTTTTGAAATATTGACATAGCCCATACCCATGCCTTTTGCAACCGTGGATTGCCAACCATTTTGATAACAAGTAAGACTGTCGCCAATAAATAAAATTCTCACATCCTTCCTTGAAGGAATGTATAAAAATAAAAAAAGTGATATTAATAGTGTTTTCATGGTAAAAAATATGGCCGGCAATATACCGGCCAATTCTTATTTTGTTGCAGAACTATCAGCTAAAGCCGTGGTAGAATCTGTTGCAGATACTGCAGTAGTATCAACTGAAACTGAGTCTGTTGTTCCTTCTGTGGTAGACTTCGAACCACATGCCGCTAATGTGAACATCACACCAACAGCGAAAACTAAAATTATTTTTTTCATATATTTTTAAATATACGTAAAAAACGTGAGACTTCAAAATGTCCAATAAAAAAACCCCAACGAGTTGCTGGGGTTTTAAGGTCTTTCGGCGGATTCAACTCCACTTACTTAAAAAACGAAAAGGTAATCGACAAAGAGAACCTATGAGAATATAAATATATATAAATTCTCAAAAAGTCAATTAATTATCACTATTTTTAGAAATTTTTATTTCGTTTTCTTCAAAAACTAATGAGATTTCTTCGTTTTCTACAATGTTACCCATTAAAATCTGTTCACTTAGGAAATCTTCACAAAGATTTTGAATGATACGTTTCAAAGGACGGGCACCATATTCTTCTTGGGTGTTAAGATTAAAAATTTGGTCAACAACACTTTGTTCAAATGTTATTTTATAACCCTTTTCAGTTAATCTTGAGTTCAATTTACCTAATTCTACACTAACAATACGTTTTAATGTCTCTTCAGTTAATGAATTGAATAATATGATATCATCAATACGGTTTAAAAACTCCGGATTAAACTGTTGTTTTAATGACTTTTGAATCATTGACTTTCTAACCTCGTATTTTTGAGTTTCGGATGAAGAAGTTGTAAATCCAACACCGCCACCAAATTCAGACACCTTTTTAGCGCCAACATTTGAGGTCATAATGATTAAACAATTTGTAAAGTTTACCTTTCTACCAAAAGAATCGGTTAAATGGCCCTCGTCTAAGATTTGAAGTAAGATATTGAACACATCTTTGTGTGCTTTCTCAATTTCATCAAATAAAATCACCGAGAATGGGTTGTTTTTCACTTTTTCAGTTAATTGACCACCTTCTTCGTGTCCAACATAACCCGGAGGAGAGCCAATTAAACGAGATACATTGTGACGTTCCATATATTCACTCATATCAACGCGTATAATCTTATCTGGGTCACCGAAAAGGTTCTCAGCTAATGATTTAGCGAGGAAGGTCTTTCCAACCCCTGTAGAGCCTAAGAAGATGAATGAACCGATAGGTTTATTGGCATCCTTTATACCGACACGGTTACGGCGAATGGCTTTAGAAATTGAACTAATGGCATCATCTTGACCAATTACCTTGGCCGACAAGGTTTTTTCCATATTTAAGAGGTTTTGAGTCTCTTTTGCGTCCATTTTAGTGATTGGTACACCGGTCATCTCAGAAACCACAGAATAAACATCATCAATACTAACAGGAATTTTATTGTCTTTTTGACTATCCATCCACTTTTTCTTTTCTTCGTCTAATTTCACGGTAATCTTTCTTTCTTCATCACGAAGTTTTGCTGCTTGTTCGTAAATTTGTTTTTTTACAACATCAAGCTTTTTTTCTTTAATTTCTTCAATCTCTTTCTTCAATTTTTCAATTGATTCAGGAATTTGACTTGAAACGCGTTTTTCCGCACCTAATTCATCTAAAACATCAATAGCTTTATCGGGAAATTGTCTATCGGTGATATAACGACCCGCTAACTTCACAACAGTTTCAATAACATTATCTTCATAATTTACTTTATGAAAATCTTGATAAGAATTTTGTAAATTTTTAAGAATAGCAATGGTTTCTGATTGAGTTGGTTCCTTTAAGATAACTTTTTGGAATCTACGTGACAACGCACCATCTTTTTCAATGTGTTTTTTGTATTCATCAAATGTTGTTGCCCCAATACATTGCATTTCACCACGAGCAAGCGCCGGTTTCATGATATTTGCGGCATCCATAGCACCACTTGCATTACCGGCGCCTACCATAGTATGTAATTCGTCAATAAAGACAATTACGTTAGGTGCATCTTGTAATTCAGTAAGGATTGCTTTGATTCTTTCCTCAAATTGACCACGATATTTTGTACCGGCGACTAATGAGGTTAAATCTAATGACATAATGCGCTTATCTAATAATACAGTTGGGCATTCACCCTTTTGAATCATTAAAGCAAGTTTTTCAACGATTGCGGTTTTACCAACACCGGCATCACCAACAATCACCGCATTATTTTTCTTTTTACGTGAAAGAATTTGTGCAATTCGTTTCACTTCTTTCTCTCTACCAATTATAGGGTCAATTTTACCTTCCTCAGCGAGTTTAATTAAATCTCGTGAGAAATTATCTAAAATTGGTGTGTTTGAACCCTTTTTGGTTCTCTTTGGGTTGACAGCTGGGCCGTCTTCGAAGAATTCTACAGACATAGTTATATTATTTATTAAGCAAACATAACACATTCCGTGCTAAGTTCCAAATAAATGTCAAAATGTCTAAAAAATGTTTAAAAGTGACGTTTAGACATTTGATTTATAATATTACTAAAATCGGGAGTTTTCATTTGTATTTATAATAAAATCATATCATGAACAAAGAATCAATGAAAAGAAAACATATGGAAGAATCCAATGTAATTCTACAAAACAGATTGAACAATAAAACACCAGAACCTTTGTTTTCGGGCAACGTAGAAAAAAGTAACCAAAGAAAAGTTATTTTAAAAGATAAATTATTAACCCAATTAAAAGGTAAATAATAAAAATTTTTTAGTTATATTTGCAACATACTTAAACAATATAATATATGGCAATTTTATCTGAAAAAATTAATGGTAAGTTGATTGATATTGAAATCAATTCAACAAATTTGGTATCGGCATCTTATAATACCGAAAATGAAGATTTATTGGTAACTTTTAAAAACGGTGCTATTTATGAGTATAATAACATTCCTTGGAATAAGTTTACCAAATTAAGGTTAGCTGAATCTCAAGGGAAATACTTTAACGAGCATATCGCTAAAGGACATACCTACAAAAAAGTTAAATGAGTTTATTTGAAGAACTAATTGAGGTTACATCTAAGGATGAGAAAATAGTTAAATCTTTCAAAACAAAAGGTTCACTATCTGGTGTCATATTTGACAAATCGGGTAGTGAATTTTTTATGCGTGATGAAATTAAAAAACGTTTATTAGAGATTTCAGACAACTTTATTGAGTTTTTAGGTATTGAGTTTTTTATTCATGATATTGTTCTTACCGGTTCGTTAGCCAATTATAATTGGTCCAATTTTTCAGATGTTGATTTACATATATTAATAGATTTCAAAGAAACAGACTATAAGTTAGATATTCTTAAAGAGTTTTTTGAATCTAAAAAAAATCTTTGGAATAAAAATCATAATATTAAGATTAAAAAATATGATGTGGAGTTATATGTTCAAGATGTAGATGAAAAACATTTGTCTTCCGGAGTGTATTCTATATTACATGATAAATGGTTAGTGACACCTGAGAAATCAAATCCAAAAATTGATGATAGAAAAATTATTGAAAAGGGTGGGGATTATGCCAAACAAATAGACGATTTAATCTCTAAAAGTAAAGATAGTGAGGATGTGAGTGAAGAGATAAATAATTTAAAAGATAAAATAAAGAGATTTAGACAAAGTGGTTTAGATGATGGTGGTGAGTACTCATATGAGAATTTAACCTTCAAATTACTTCGTAGAAACGGTTACATAGAAAAATTAATTAATTTAAAAAGTAAAGTTGCGGATAAGAAATTATCCATAACACAATAAAGAACCTTATTTTTTTCCGTATTACAATGTATTTATAGGATAAGAATAAGTTAATCTAATTTATATAGAAAATGGCAGATTTAAAACCACTTGGTAGTGAGAAGCTTAATGGGGACGACAAATTAAAAAGAATCCTTGAATTGGCATACTACAAAACCGATAATAAAAAAAACACCGCTAAGGCTGAGATTGTAAAAGAATCAAAAACCGGTGGGGTATATGGTGTCGTTAAAGAAAAAGACGGATACTATGTTAAAAGAGGATTGAATGAAAATTCTCTTGATTATATTGGAGGAATGTTCATGAAGAACAAAAATAAGTTTTCATCATATGCTGAAGCATTTAAACGTCTTGAGTTAATTAAAGGTCAAGAGGAATATCTTAACGAAGCTACAAAATATGTTTTAAAAACTAATAAACCTGCACAAGAAGAAATGGCAGCACCGGTACCGGCAATTGATGACGCTCCGCCTGCGGATGAGGCGTTACCTCCATTACCACCGGCAGAGGGTGGTGAAGCACCTGCGGGTGAAGAACCATTACCTGAATTACCTCCAATGGAAGGTGGCGATGATATGGGTGGTGAAGAAGCGCCGGCAGAAAGTAAGCGTTCTGACTACATGGCTGAAGCTCAAAAACACGCTGGTAGATTAGGTCAAGAACTAAGAGATATTAAAGATAAAATGGAAAGCGATGATATTAAGTACATTCTTAATATGATTATTTCCGCAGTTGATTTAGACAAATTAGACGATGAAGATATTGAAGACATTGCAGAAAAATTCGAAAGAGATGAAGAACAAGGAGCAGAAGAGGGTGGAGAAGATAATTTCGGAGGTGAGGAACCAAGCGGTGAGGAATTACCTGCAGAAGAGCCAATCTCGTCTGATGAAGAATTAGGGGAAGAAGCAAATCCGATGGATGCTTTAGAAAGTTTTATTAATTCATCTTTTGATGAAGAATATACGAACTTTGATGAAGAAGATTTATCGGGATTGGGTGAAGAGGAAGAGATGTACGAATTAAACATTGCGGATTATGCTGATTTAGATGAAGAAGCAATCGACGATAGTATGTTTGACTACAAACCTGATTATGTATCGCCTGAGTTAAGTGGTGAAGATAAAATGGAGGAGGAAGTTGAAATGAGTTATGAAATGGCTGATGACGTTGAGGTGGAAGAAGAAGTTGAAATTGATTTAGAAGAAATTAAAAACGAAATTAACAATAATATTCACACAACATTATCAAAATATTTTAAGTAAACAATGCACCTCATCTATGTCAACGAAATTGGTTCCGATTATAAGGGTCAAAAACAGTATGAGTTCATCTTTAGTACAAGTACTGAGATTGACATGGATGAGTGGTTTACAATTCCCGCTTCTTTAGAAGTATCATCAAAATCCCCTGACGTTGAATACGTTGATACTGTGGGATTATTAAAAGACACAGATTTACAGTTAGAATTAGTTCAAGACTCCGATTATTTTGGAGTCATTGACGCAGTTGACGGTGTTGTGGCTTTAGCTTGGGAAAAATTTGATATCGATTCGGATGAGGAAAGATTAACATTTAAGTTTGGCGAATCATTTGATAACGTGGTAAAAAAACTAAAATTTAGGAGTTATCTTCTAATAAAAGAAGAAATAAAATTCAAAGACTAATGAAAAGAAACGAAATAATTCAAAAACTTATAAACGAAGGATTCTCAGCGAAAACTTTAGTTAACTTTACAGACAAACAACTTAATGATTTATCATCAAGAATGTTAGGTGAGCAAGGGGCAAGAGGTGCTGTAATCATGAAAAAAGGTTCTAATCCAACAGACATAAAAAGAGTAACAGATTCTGGTATGAATGTTGAGTTACGTGAAAAAGAAGAAGGTGGATTAAATGATGTTGACACATTGAAGTCTGATGAAATTACTAAAATTTGGAATAACATTAAGGGTGGTGAAGAGCCATCAAGAAAAGAAATGAAATTGGATATCTTCAAACATATGAAGAAACACGATATCACATTGAATTCGTTGAAAGAAAAGCATTTGAATGAATCACAGTTGGAAATTAATGAATGGATTGGTAACTTAGCGGAAACAAAATATCACAGTTTCACATCTAAGAATGAAATCATGGAATTAATCTCAATGAAATTAAATGAATCGGAGGTTCACGAATTTGGACCGGGCGTAACTACAGGTCATAATGGTATACCTGAGTGGTTTTCATCTAAAGCTATTAAAAGTAATAGTCCTGCACCAACAATTGCACCGCCAAAAACAAAACCAACTACAAGACCAAAAAGAAGAAACCCGTATCAACCGGGACCGGGACCAAATCCAAGACCTGATGCAATGTTGGAATTGGATGAAAACAATCCCGCACCAACAATTGCACCTCCAAAGGTTAAACCGGGTAGCAAACCAAAAAGAAGAAATCCATACCAACCAGGACCGGGACCAAATCCAAGACCTGACGCATTAGTTAAGGAGACTAAATTATCTAAAAAATTAAAATAATTTGTAAAATGAGGATAACTAAAGATAAATTGTTATATTTGGTGAAACAAAATATACAAGAAATGGCAATGGATTTTGATGGTCCCGAAAGACCGGGTGGTGATGTGGAAAGAGATTTACAAAGAGGCGATACACCTTTAAGTATTGTACCTACACCTGAAACTAATAGAGCTGACCAAAATTTTCTTGAATTACTTGCTTCTGAAAGATATCGTGAGGTAGTTTCTAAGGTAAGACAAATGACTAATTACCAAGGTCCAATTAGTGGACAAAATGTTGGTCCATTAAGTGCAATGATGATGAATGCTCATTATAGAATTATGGAGTTGGAATCAGCACACAAAGTGGCGTTACAAGATTTAGCGGTAGAGGTTGTAGTTAAAGAAATGGGTTTACCTGAAAATTATCGTGATTATATAAATTTTGTTGTTGAATTAAGTGAACCTTCAACTGAAGGTTTTAAAATGGGCGGGCAAATTTCGCCACCAAAAAAAGATTCACCTCAATTAAATGATGATGAATTTAGTGATGAGGAAATTGCAAATATAACACCTGAAAATCGTGAGGTTGAAATGGAGTTATTCCAAGATATTCAAAATGTTGATACTACGGAAGAATTAGAAGAATCAAAATTGCGTCTTATTAAAGCAATTATCCAAGGTTCATCAAAAAAAGGTCATTGGATGTATCAATTACTTGGACAAAGAATAAGAGAGATAACAGGCTCTGATGAATTGTTTAACTTATATGGTATCATGATGTCTGTCAATGATTTAAATTATTGGCAATTTGCTGCAGGTCAATTAACGGTTGCTATGCGTAATTCAGTGGCGGGTAGAGTTGACGTTGTAAGACCGACTCAAGGTCAAGATGATGAAGAACCGTTAAATATGGGTGGTGGCGATGAAGATGAAGAAGATAATGAGGAGGATTTCGATGATGAGATGAATCAAAATCGTGAAGATAAAATTGACCCGACTAAAACTAATATAATTGTAAATGGTGTTAACTTTCCTGTTTTGATACATGAATGTATGAAAGGTATCGTGAAAATGATTGCAATACAAGGTCAACCTGAAAAGCAAATGTACAAGAAAGTTAGGGATAAGCAAGAGTTAATGGAATACGAAATATGGGATTTACGTTTAGGGCCTGCGATTTGGAGAAGGTTATATCAAGCGTTTCCTGAAGAAGTTTTAGAAGAAAACAATAGAGAACTTCAGAATTTTGTGATGGGTGAAATTTTTGCATTACCCGCTAAAAAATTCTTAGTATTAATGAAAGAAGTGATGGGTGAAACGCCACGTGGTAAAAGATTAATCGCATTAATATATGACGGTGTTGTTAAAATGTTAAACGATGAAGATTACGAGGAAGCTATTCAAAGATATGAAAATGAATTGGATGATTTCACTAATAGTACTAATGATGACCAATTGTTAAATGATTTAAATAGTATATTTGGTGATAAAGGTTTCACATTAACCAAAGATGATTTAAATGATGACGAGGAAAGTGATGAAGACTTTTTAAATCAATTTAAATAATCAAAACATACAGTTTTATTAAGAAAGGAGGTTTACCTCCTTTTTTTGTATTTATAGTATATGAATAGTAAATTAGAACAACTAAAAGAATATGCTCGTATCATTAAAGATACGCCATATGCGTTAAGAACGTATCTACAAACATACGATAACACGCAAAAGAAATTCGTTCCGATGAACCTATTTCCTGACCAATTACAACTAATTCAGGATTACGAAAATTACAACGAAAATATCACAAAGAAATATCGTCAGGCCGGTGTTACAACCGTAACTGCCGCTTGGTTATCAAAGAAATTACAATTTGCTAAACCCGAGAATCCTGAAAGAGTTCTTATTATTGCTAATAAGAAGGATACCGCTGTAGAGATGGCAAATAAGATTAGAAACTTCTTAGACCAATGGCCTGAATGGATTAATGTGGGATTTTCGCCAGACAAAAACTCTGAAAGTAGATTTAGATTAAATAACGGTTCGGAAGTTAAAGCTGTTGCAACATCTGCGGATGCACTTCGTGGTTTTACACCAACCGTACTTGTATTTGACGAAGCTGCCTATATTGAAGCGGGTGATGATTTTTGGGCAGCATCAATGGCATCCTTATCCACCGGTGGTAAGATTATTCTTATATCAACACCAAATGGTTATGACCCAATTTACTATGGTGTGTATGACCAAGCAATTCGTGGCATCAATGATTTCCATATAACAGATTTAAGGTGGTTTAAGGACCCCCGTTATACCAAAGACTTACGATGGGTCAAATGTCAAGATATATGTCATTACATGTTAAACAGAGAGCAATACGACGATAATGATGTTGTTCTTTATGAGTTTGATATGGACAATTATCAAGAAATTGAAGAACAAGGTTATAAACCATATTCATCTTGGTTTGAATCTATGTCTAAAAAGTTCAAATACGATAGACGTAAGATATCACAAGAATTAGAGTGTGACTTCTTAGGGTCAGGAGATGGTGTTATACCCGGATTTGTTCAAGAGAATATTTCTAAGAACATGATACGTGTTCCTATTGAAAAATACATGCAAGCTACATTGTGGCAATGGAAGGAACCAATTGAGGGTCACCGTTATATTATGGGTGTCGATGTTAGTAGAGGTGATAGTGAAGACTTCTCAGCAATTAATATCATTGATTTTGATGAAAGAGAACAAGTACTTGAATATGTGGGTAAAATACCGCCAGATGACTTGGCACAAATTGCATACAAGTGGGGTATAATATATGGTAACTCATTTATTGTTATTGATATCACCGGTGGTATGGGTGTTGCCACATCAAGAAAATTACAAGAATTAAATTATAAGAATTTATACATTGACGGTATTAACACTCAAAACATTTGGGAGTATAATGCTAAAGCGATGGAGAAAATACCAGGACTTAATTTTAACAACAAGAGAACACAGATTGTTGCCGCATTTGAGGAGCAATTAAGAAAAGGATTTGCAGTTAGGTCAAGTAGGTTATTAAATGAACTTAATACGTTTGTTTATATGAACGGAAGACCTGACCACATGAAAGGTTCACACGATGATGCTATCATGAGTATGTCAATGGCACTATATGCCGGTGATTTATGTTTTAATCAATTACAAAAGACTGAATCGGTTAATAAAGCAATGATTGAATCGTGGACCATGTCTGAAAGAACATATGAACCACAAAAGTCGTTTTATTCTTATGGTGGGTCTTTTGACCAAATAAGTTCTATGGGTATGGACGGTAATAATTCAATGTATGGTGGTAATAGCAATCAACAAGCGGGTAGAGAGGCGTACATGGAATATTCGTGGTTATTTAATGGGAGAAGAAAATAATATTTCAAATCCCAATAATTTAGTTTATATTATAAAAAAAAGTATTTATATAAATGGCAGAACAAAATTATACAGTTTTCCAAAAATTGACCAAAATGTTTGGATATCCGGGGAAAACAACTCCCGACCAAGCGCCGTCGTTTAGTTTTTCAAAAGATGAGCTTTTAAAGACCGATAGTAAAGAAGAATATGAAAAAGCGTTATTACAAGCTCAACAAAGTCAATATATTGCTGACAAATGGGCTAAACTTGACCAATCATTATATAATCAATCGGTTTATTACGAACCAAATAGATTAGCGGCATATTATGATTACGAATCAATGGAATTTACACCGGAGATTTCGGCAGCATTGGATATCTATGCTGAAGAATCAACAACGATGTCTGAAAAGGGTGAGATATTAACAATATTCTCTGAATCAACAAGAGTAAAAAATATTCTTTCTGACTTATTCAATAACGTTTTAGATGTTAATACCAACTTACAAATGTGGACCAGAGGTTTGTGTAAGTATGGAGATAACTTTGTATACTTAAAGATTGACCCTGAAAAAGGTATTATTGGGTGTCAACAATTACCAAATATTGAAATTGAAAGATTAGAAGGTGCACCAAGTAAAGTTGCAGGACAAGCAAGAGATATTAAAATGCCGTCACGTGAATTGAGATTTCATTGGAAAAACAAAGATATGGAATTCCAAGCTTGGGAAGTTGCACACTTTAGAATCTTAGGTGACGATAGAAAATTACCATATGGCACTTCTATGTTAGATAAGATTAGACGTATTTGGAAACAATTACTTCTTGCTGAAGATGCTATGTTAATTTACAGAACATCAAGGGCACCTGAAAGACGTATTTTTAAAATATTCGTGGGTAACATGGATGATAAAGATATTGAAGCTTATGTACAACGTGTTGCAAGTAAATTTAAGAGAGACCAAATATCAGACCCACGTAATGGTCAGGTAGATATGAGATATAATCAAATGTCTGTAGACCAAGATTATTTTATCCCTGTACGTGACCCCGCTGCTCCAAGTCCAATCGACACATTACCCGGTGCACAGAACTTAGGTGAGATTGCGGATATTGAATACATCCAAAAGAAATTATTGGCTGCTTTACGTATACCAAAAGCATTCTTGGGTTTTGAAGAAGTTGTGGGTGAAGGAAAAAGTTTAGCATTAATGGATATTCGCTTTGCTCGTACAATTAACAGAATTCAAAAATCTGTAATTCAAGAGTTAAATAAGATTGCATTAGTACATTTATATCTTTTAGGTTTAGAAGATGAATTAAATAATTTTACTTTAGGTTTAACTAACCCATCGGCACAATCTGATTTATTGCGTATTGAACAATGGAAAGAAAAGGTAACATTGTATAAAGATGCAACATCTGACCAATCTCAATTAGGTATTCTACCCGTATCACACACATGGGCTAAGAAAAACATTCTTGGTATGAGCGACTCTGAAGTATTACTTGATTTACAACAACAACGCCTTGAAAGAGCTGTTGGTTTTGAGTTAATGAACACAAGTCAGTTAATCATTAAACGTTCGGGCATCTTTGATAATGTGGACGCTAAGTACGGTATTCCTGAAGAGGAGAGAGAGAAAGTTGAAGCAGGAGCTGCGGGCGCTGAAGGTGCCGAAGGTGGAATGGGAATGGATATGGGTGGCGGTGGAGCCGCACCTGCAGAAGCACCGGCAGCCGGAGCGGAGCCATTAAGTGAATCTACAT